GAGACAAGAAGTCTATAATACTAGTGTAAGGTTGTGTTACACCACCAAAGTGGTTGCCAACATCGCCAAATGTATTTTGTGCAGTGGCGTTACGATCAGTATAAAATATAATGCCCTGATTATAGATAGTATCAAAATCGCAATTGGTAATTACAAATCCTTGTGGACTGAATTCAGCACCATCTGGATTGACTTCTAATAGGATACCTTCGAACAAGGTTGAAAAATGTGCACCAGAGATGCCGACTCCGCGAACATGTTGATCTGTTCTAACTCCGTACGTTGTTCCGGTAAATCCGCAGTTGTCAAATTTAATTTGATGTACATCTAACGCATCGCTACTGTCAAATCTAATGCAAGCAGTGTTGTCAGTGTCCACTGTGAGATCTGCTGTGGTCAATGGTCCAATGAACTGAACTTGATTAAAAATACATTCGGATGCTCGATTAACAAAAGCAATGTCCATTGGGTCTAAAGACTGAAAACACATATTTTCGATGGTGATACTGGTAGGTGGTTCGGCCCCATTGGTGCCAATGTTAGCACCTGTTTGTTGTAAACTGTCGCTGGTTTGTACCACATATGTTGCTGTCGATGCCGCAGCCATCTGAATGATACTGTTCTTAGGACCTTCACCTTGTAGTGTGGCATAAGGAGGAACATTGATTGTGCCAGTGACAAGATACACACCAGCCGGGAAGAATAAACTTCTACGAATTGCAGGATTTACTTCACGACAATACAGTTGATAAAGTGCGCGGTTAATGGCCGCAGTGTCATCTGTGATGCCGTCGCCCATTGCACCAAAGTCTTTCACAGTGGCAAACTGATCCATCCAATTCTGGAGAGATAGTTGCACTGGAGTTCCTGGGCTTGGACCAGTCTGTACTGTGTATCCAGTGGCTTCTTCGCCGCTGTAGGTATAGTCCTGTACCAGTGGAATAATTTCAGAAAATTCTGTCAGTATTTCAGTGTTGCCAATGACCGGAGCACCGTCTTCCAGTGTGCCGTTACCAATATACAGTCTGCGTTCGTCGATACTCCAACCGAATTCAGCGCCTGCCAGTTGTGGTAGATTTTCCTGTAACCCTTTACGCTGGGTAATTCGCGAAATTTGTACAATAGCCAATTTAGTTGTCCTCTGTGATTAACTATTTAGCATATAATATTGCTCTACACGTTTCCACCAAAGTCCACGATATTTTTCAAACTCGTCGCCTTCTAACACAAATTCCTGGTATTCAGGTTCAGTAAGCACGTTGCCCATGTCATCTGTGGTGGGCTTAACGCACATTAAAATAACGCCCTTACGAATATTAGTTCCGTGCAGTTCATTGTGTGCTTCTGCATAGGCGCAGAGTTGTAAAAAATAATCGTCAATCCATTCGCGCTTTTTAGGCTTGTTGGTTTGTTTATAGTCTAGGATAGCTTCTTCGTTTAGGTGTACACCGGCAGCATCTGTTGTGCCTGCATATACCCGGGAAAAATACAACGGAACTTCATAGCCCCAGAACTCATTCACACGGTCGGTGATTCCCTGGTCAATTACCACTTGTGCCATGGCATGACTGGCCCAGCCAAATGGATTAGTGCCACGATCTTTAAGCTCACCATTTTTTACATAGTGTTCTAAATAAGTGTGCATACGTGTGCCACGGTTGGCAGCCTCTGTGGTGATCTGCTGTGCTTTTTCATAGCCAACACGACGGCGCCATTGTTCGAGAATTAACTTCTTTTCTTCTGGCTTGGTTTTGTCAAGGATGGTTGTTACACTGGGTAACTTGTTGCCGTCGGGTGTGGCATAGAAACGTTTGCCGTTTACTTCTACACGCGGCACTGGTGTGTAATTAAATTTTGGATTGTACATGTTGCAAATGAGAGTTATATATGTTTATAGGCGTCTGACAGTAGATCAAACAGTTTAGAATTTTAATTTTGATTAATTTTAAATTTAACAAATTGATTATAAGCATCTAACACTTGAGTAAATTTAGTTTCTCGCCACTTGAAAAATACTGCCAAGCGTGGATTCTCATCAGTGGGTGCGTCAGGACAGTAAACACTATGGCATTTATCAACATTGAGTATACAAGGAAATTTATCAATTTCAACTTCGCAAACTTCAGTTATCTGAGTTGGATTAACTAAGGGTGGTATTCGTTGATGACGAATACCTTCAGTTAACAGTGTATGAGTGTGTGCATTTTCAAGCAATTCTTGTTTTACAAACTCGGGAAGAAATTTAAAATCCCAGAGTGTTTTGCATTCGGGCCAAGACTGATCCTTGTTGGTTGAATAGTGTTTGTTCCAGTGGAGAACATCAATGTCGTGATCATAAAATTTTGTCCAGGTATTTGAATGATTCTTCAATGGAAGTATGATACTTACAGTTCTATGACGATCAACATGCACAGGCAATTGAACACCAGTCATTGCTTGTAATCGTATTTCAGGAGCTTCGTTGATTAAATTAAAAAAATACTCATACTCACTGAGTAACAATTTTTCTAATTTCTCTGGCAGACACCAGGTGGTGCATGATGCTAGATTAGTAAAGTTATCACCGTAGAAATCAAAAAAACATTGTTTTTCATCAGAATAATTGTTTTCTACTATGTTATTTAATCTCACAGGATCTATGTCATATAATGCTGCATCTGCAATTGTCAACTTGCTTCTATCTAAATTAGACAATTCTGTTTTTAGATTTAAATTTAACAAAAGATATGGAGCAGGTTCAAAATAATAATTCATAAATATCAGGCTAGAGGCTTTTAAATACGGAAACTTTCGCCACATCCACACCGATCACGTTCATTTGGATTGCGAAATTCAAAACCTTCATTGAGCCCTTGGCGAACATAGTCAACTGTTACACCTTGTAAGTAAGCACCGGACTTGGGATCAACAAACACTCGGCAGCCAGTACAGTCAAAACATTGATCTGTTGTTTGCGGCGTATCCACATATTCTAACACATAAGCAAGTCCAGAACACCCAGTGGTTCTAACACCTAATCTTATTCCTTCACCGTGCCCACGCCGAGTTATTGTTTGTTGTATTTTTCGAGCGGCAGCATCAGTTAACGAGATCATGCTTCTTACGATAGTCGTCCACAGCCGCTTTGATTGCGTCTTCGGCTAGAATGCTACAATGGATCTTCACGGGGGGTAAGGCCAATTCTTCAGCGATGTCGGAGTTTTTGATTGCTCCTGCTTGGTCGATGTGCATGCCTTTGACCCACTCTGTAATAAGGCTCGAACTCGCAATAGCCGATCCGCAGCCATACGTTTTAAAACGTGCATCTGTAATAATACCTGTATCATTATCGACCTTTATTTGCAATTTCATGACATCCCCGCAAGCAGGTGCGCCAACCATACCAGTACCAACATCAGTATCAGTCTTGTCAAAAGATCCGACATTCCGGGGATTTTCATAGTGATCAACTACCTTGCTGGAGTATGCCATGTGTGTTTACCCTGGTTTAATGTTAGATGCCTGCAGGCCTTTTTGTCCTTGAACCACATCGTATGTCACACGTTGATTTTCTTTGAGGACTTTGAAGCCTTGCGTCTGAATTGCTGAATAGTGCGCAAACAATTCTTCGCCACCTTCGTCTGGAGTAATAAACCCAAAACCTTTGGTTTCATTAAACCACTTTACTTTACCTAATGCCATATACTGCTACTACTTTCTGTTTTAATTTACTAATTTACAATTACTTTGTGCAAGTTCTTGTTCTGGTTATTGTGCCGTCTGGATTTTGTGTTTCAATCCATGGGCTACAATTTGTGTCAACAGGCAATTGCTGTTGAATAATTACGGTCTGTGGAGGCGGCTGTCGTGATGCTTCATACACAATTGCACCTCCGATAATTGCAGGAACCATCCAAACCCAGTTGCCGCTGTAGCCACGTTGCCAGTGGCCCCCATGATGATGACCGTGACGGAAATGACCGTGTTGCGCAACAGCGGCTGTGGTGATTGTCATTAGTACGACCAAAATAATTTGTTTCATATCTACATTCCTTGCATACACAAAATGTATTATACTACATTCTGCATGTATTTACTATCATTTTGGTTCTTTTATCCAGGGCTTTTTACGATCACTGAAGGTAATTGGTTTATATTCGTATGATTCTGGGCAGAATTTGCATTGATCAATTTGGTTGTCAATCGTGTCAATAAATTCTTTGCCACGTGCATCAAACTCATCAATGGTCAACGGTTTGTAGCTGTGTAACACAGCACGGTCTTCATTGCTTATTTCAAAATGGTATTGGTCGTCAAATTCTGGCATCAGAGCGGCCGGACCGCACTTGTAGATTTTGCCATTGATCATGTGGTAGTTTTTGAATCTACGGAAGGTGCAGTTTTCGTGTGCTCGAGCAGGGTCACTCTGATACAGTGTGTACTTGCCGTCTGGGCGTTCAATGATATTACTCTGCACAAACTTATTACTCATCCAGGCGTGGATTTTTAATTTCTTATCATTGATGAATTGATAGTCACTGCCAATTGGATCATCTTTGCGTTGAGTTTCAACCACTGTTGGACCTAAGAAGTTTCGCACACGAGCGAATATTTCTTCTCGGTCATCAGGATTGTGTATGCTAATTCCCAACCAGTTTCCTTCTCCAGGATTAAGAGCCTCATCTAAACCTTTAACGCAGTCAATACGTGTTCCGTTGCTTTGCACTTGAACTCCTGAATGCACAGGCCACAATCGCCTAATACCGTTAATCCATTTAACAATGTCAGGATTAAGCAAGGGCTCTCCGCCGAGTATTACAGGATGTCGTATGTCTATTTTTTCTGCCCAGCGTGTAAGGACAGGTTCTGCGTCTGCCCAACTTTGCCAGCCGCTGAACTTATAATTGTTATATCGGTTACAGCCGTTGCAGGTTAGGTTACACACGTTGGTGATGTAGAATTCTAACTTGTCAATCAAAATTTTTTGTGTCATGTAGCGATATTTAATGCCAGTGACGGCAGTGGATGTTTTATTGGCGACGCTTCATGGCCGCTTTGGCATTGCTGTCAACTACTTCACGTGCTTGATCAACGCTCATGCCAGTGGTGGCTTCGGTGTTGCCTTTGAATCTAACTATACCTGAATTTGGTTCCAGTGGTTCGAGCAAGTTGCTCAATGGTTCACGGCTGATCATGTCACCTAGGTTCTGTTCAGTTACGTTAACGCCCATTGACTGTGCCAAGTCAACGAATGCTGCTTGGCTAATTTGTTTTGAGGCAGCTTCGTCCTCGGCTCTGTCGCTGAGAAACTGACTCAGTGCTGCTAGTTTAAGGGCACTGTTGGCAGACTCGTCAAACTCACGCAGACGCATTATCTGCGCTCGCGACCTAGGCCAGTTTTAACAGGCTCTTCAAGATCTGCTTCGGCATCAGCAGCCAGTGCATCTAATTCTGCGCCCGGCTCTGGAGGCATCTCGGCACCGGCATCCATTGGCGGCATTTCTGCACCAACGTCAGGAGCCACTTCGCCCGGGACCACAGGTGCTTGACCTGTCACTGTGCCCATAGCAGTTTCTAATTGAATCTTGGATTGCTGTAGGTTCTGTACCATTCCGCCCAAGGCGGCTGTGGCATCAGCGTTGAATTTTGTAGCTTGGTCGTAGCCAATTTCATTACGGATCTGATCAACCAGGGCTGGCAAATCTTTGAACTGTATAGAAGTAACTTGTTCAATCATGCGCTGAACTTGATCAACCATGTCTTGACTGGCCAAGATAACCTGTGCTTGTTGTACTTCGCTCTCGGCCAAGCGACGTCCTGTTTTACGACGACTTTCAGCTGCCATTGCGGCAGACAAGGCAGCGCCTTGTACCATCTTTTGTTCGTCTGGTGACAGTGTTTGACCGGCAGCACTCTTGGTCATTG